ATCTTGATATAAATAGTAGTATGGCAAGTTTATTCGATACATTACAAGCACAAGCATTTAGAGCAGGAGTAACTCCTCGTTCGAAAGAATCTTTAACATGGTTTCAAAATAATGTAAAGAAGCTTGGAGATGTTAATCAAAGAAAATTATTGAAAGATCCAGCGTTGGATGCTACTAAAAATCCTAAACCTGGTGATATGATGATGTATTTCTATGATCCTAAATTTAAACAAGAATTACCATATTACGATAGATTTCCTCTTACATTGTTAGTAGAACCTGCAAAAGGTGGATTCTATGGACTTAACTTACATTACCTATCTCCTGGAGTAAGAGCTAGATTTCTTGATGAACTGATGGAATTAGCTCCAAAAACTATGAATGATACATCAAGATTAACTCGTATGAGATATAGTTTATTAAAAGGAGCTAAGAAATATAAAGAATTTCAGCCTTGTTTTAAGCATTATTTAATGGATCATGTCGAATCACAGATTGTAAGAGTACCAATGACCGAATGGCAGATTGCAATCTTTTTACCAACAGAACAATTTAAGAAAGTTAAAGCACAATCAGTGTGGAGATATTCTAGGAAGGCGTACTCAATATGAACACAATCGACAATCTAAAAGCAACTATATCAAAGAAAGGTGGAGTAGCCTTTGCAAACAGATTTCAGGTATTTTTTCAGCCTCCTGGAGCAGTAACGCTTAAGAATTTATTAAATTCAGATCCTAAATCATTAGTAGGTGATTTAGCAAAGAATGCAATTTCAGGTGGATCTCCAAAGAATATTATCCCTGATCCAAGAGATATCTCAATCTTATGTGAATCAGTTAACTTACCAGGAAGACAAATTAGTACTATCGATTATCAAGCCGATAGACAAACGATTAAAATACCTTACGGTGTTATCAACGAAGACGTAACAATGTCATTTATTCTTACAAATGATTACTATATGAAGCAATTGTTTGATAAATGGATGTCTGGAATCTTCGATGTAGAAAACTATCGTGTAGGTTATAAAAAAGATTTTGTAACTGATGTAGTAATACAACAGCTAAACAAAAATAATGTACCGATTTATTCAGTGCGATTGGAAGATGCATTTCCAGTCACAATGCAATCGATACAATTGGATAGTAATAGTGAAAATACTATTCAAAAATTGAATGTGACTTTGAGTTACGAAAATTATGTACCAGAAGATATAGTAGATACGATTAGAAGTACTGCATCTACTATTGGCGCTGGACTTGGTATTTAATATAATAGGAGAAAATAATGGCTTTACCAAAAATTAATAATGCGAAGTATACGACGGTAGTGCCGTCAACTGGTCAGACGATTGAATTTAGACCATACCTTGTCAAAGAAGAAAAGATTCTTATGATGGCAATGGAGTCTAACGATCAGAAACAGATTTTAGGTGCTACAAAAGACGTAATTACTTCATGTGTATATGACGATATAAACGTTGACGAATTAGCAATGTTTGATATTGAGTCATTATTCTTGGCATTGAGATCAAAATCAGTTGGTGAAAGAATTGATTTAAAAATTAAATGCGAAGAGTGTAATCATATGAATGATATACAAATCGATTTTGATGATGTAGAAATACCATCAGTCGATAAAGAAGATAAAGTAATTATGCTTACAGATGATATAGGAATCACATTGAGATATCCATCATATTCAGACGTAAGTAAAATTAAGCCAGGATCTGAAGATTCCGTTGATACGGCATTTGAAATGATTATGGCATGTATAGAAACTATATTTGATAATGACGCGGTACATAACGCTAAGACAGAAGGCAAGAAGGCAGTAAAAGAATTTGTTGAATCATTGAATAGTCAACAGTTCGCTAAGATTTCTGAATTCTTTGAAAAAATGCCGGCAGTTAGTTATGACTTAGATTTTGAATGTAGTAGCTGTAAGGCAAAAAACAATAAGGATCTGAGAGGTATCCAAAGTTTTTTTACGTAGGCCTCTCACATGATAGTCTTGTAAACCATTATAAGACTAACTTTGCAATGATACAGCATCATAGATGGTCATTGTCAGAGTTGAATGAAATGATGCCATGGGAGAGGGAAATATACGTATCTCTACTCAGTGATTGGATTAAAGAAGAAAATGAACGTATAAAAAAAGAAAATAGGAAACACAGATAATGGGCGAAGAAGAAATTAAAAAATCCGGACATCATCCGGCAGATACTAACGGAGACGGAAAGGTGTCTAAAAAAGAACAGGAAATGTATTTAGAGTTTAAAAGGAAAGAACTTGAAGATGCAGATGCTATGCGTGATGCTCAAAGAAAGATGGCGTGGTTTGCTTTAGGTGGTATGTTATTATATCCATTTGCAGTTGTAATCGCTGTCTTAGCTGGATTAGACCAAGCATCAAAGATATTAGGTGATATGGCTGCAACTTATTTTGTTGCTGTAGCTGGTATCGTAGCAGCGTTTTTTGGTTCACAAGCATTCTCAAGTAAAAAATAGGAATAAAAAATGGCCGAAGATAATAACCCACAAATGAATAGTCTGATTGAAACTCTTAGACTGCAGAATGAAGCACAAAAAGCTTCTGCAGACGAGGCAAAATATCAGCGTGAATTATCATTAGCATTAACACAAGACAATGGTGAATTAACCGACGATACACGTAAGGGTATCGAAGAATTAATTGAAACATTAGCTGGTAATGTAGGCCAAGAATTAGAAGATAGAAAAGAAGCTAATGATCGTGCAAAAGAAACATTAGAACTATTAGGTAAAATTGCTGATAATACAGTCCCTGAAAAAGAAACAGTTAAGTTTGAAGGTATTGGTCAGGTTGGTATCGGGTTTGTAGCTGCACTAGGTGCTGCACTTACTGGATTAGCTGTAGGTATTCTTGCAGGTTTAGCTGGTCAAATTAAAATCATTACTAAATTTGTTGGTAGAGGATTACGTAGATCATTTGGAGGATTCTTCAAAGCTTTAGCAGCACCGTTTAAAAGCTTATCTGCTAGGTCAAGTAATTTTCTAAAACCAGCTACTGATTTCTTTAAAAATATTAGTAGAGCATTTAGGGCTGGATTTCGTGGACTAAAAACATTTAGAGCTACAACAGGACAATTTACTAAATTAGGTTTCTTTGGTACTATAGGTAAGACATTAGGCAAAGGCTTTAAACTATTACAATCAGCTGGTAGAGGAATTCAAGCATTTGGTAGATCTATTGCTGGTCTTGCTAAGACAATCGCAGGTGCAAGATTTTTAAATATTGCTGCTCCATTTAATGCTTTTCTAAAAGGTGTAAAAAGTTTAGGTAAAGCATTTTCACCATTGAAAGGTGCAGCCAAAAGCGCATCAGGTATCGGTAAATTTTTACAACCAATAGGTAAAATTGTTAAGACTGCATTCAATGCATTCAAAGCTTTTGGTACAGTTATTGGTAAATTAATTATTCCATTACAAATAGTATTTAGTGTTATTGATGGTGTCAAAGGATTCATTGATGGATTTAAAAATCAAGAAGGTGGTTTCTTAAACAAATTGATGGCAGGTATCAATGGAATGTTTAAAGGTATATTGCAAGGATTAATTGGTATTCCATTGGATCTATTGAGAAAAGCTGTCGCATTTATTGCAGAAAAGCTAGGATTTAGTTCATTTGCTGACTCACTAAAATCATTCTCATTTAAAGATCTAATAGGTAAATTATTTGATGGTATTAATGATATATGGCAAGGTATCCTAAACTTCTTTGGAAACATGTTCTCTGCAGAAGGTAGAGCCAAGAACATGGAAAAATTAGGTAATATGATGGGTGGTATTAATGACTTTATCAAAAAAATATTACGTATTATATTACCAGATCCTGATGCAGATAGAGAATGGTATGATCCTAGAGGATTAGTAGCAAAAGCTATTCCTGATTCAGTATATCGTTATGCTGGTCTAGATCCTGATACAGGTGATGTTGTACCTACTGAAGATATTGCAGAAACAATTGTAGGTGATGATAGTAATTTACGTGGTGCAGAAATGGATGCAAATTCACGTGAAAATGATATCGCTGCAACGTCAAACGTTGGTGCAATGCCAGTTGTTGTTACCGATGCTTCTGCAACAGATGCATCTGATAGACGTACAACAAATACAAGTGTTAATATATTCCCTGGTGGAAAAGCACCAGAATATTTATTTGGATAAAAAAAAGGGATTCAGAAAGAATCCCTTCAAAAAGTGCCGTTTTGCCCGCGCGCTTTTGAAGATATCTATTTCAATATCCGCGCGCTTTTCAAGACTAAGTCGGTCTTTTTATTGTTATACTATATATAACTTATGATTGCTTAGCAAGCCTATCAAAATAAGAAAGTGTATCTTCCTCTCC